ATATCGCCACGTGGGTGGGCCACTCTAATGCTGCTCTCAAATGCGGATACTCGGCCGCTATACCGGGAATCATTCTGGATACTGAAAAGATAGCACGAGGAGGCGAAAATCACGGAGGCTGAGGAGAAAAAAGAGCGGCTGATGAAATATCTGTCGCTGAAAAAAGAAAACGAAAACCGCCGTGAACGCCTGGCACGGATGAAAGCCGGAGCTGAGATACACGGCCGTACTTACGAATATTTGAAAGATTCAGGAGCTCCCGGACGTGAAAGCGGCCGGGTAATCACGAATCCAGCCGCACCGTGGCTTATGCCACAGCATACCGGTTCCGGCGGGGATGCGATGGCTAAATCTGTAGAGCAGTATCTGGAATATGAGAAAGAAATCTCTCCGCTTATCACTGCCAATGACAAGGAAATCGCATGTATCAACGCAGCAGTTCATGCGCTGAGCGATCCCATGGAAAGAGAAGTTTTGCGACTGCGCTATTTAGACGGGGACGGGGATAGTTACCGCCTTATGAGGTGGCGAGAAGTGGCCATTAGAATTTACGGAGATGATGATGCAAAGGATATTATTTCCGCACAGCGTCTGCACGATAAAGCATTATTGGAGATAGATTTCGTATAAAATGTTGTGAAATGTTGTTGTTTGTAGTGCTTTTTGCGTGCTATCATTAAACCGTCGAAAAGCGAGACGAAAGCCGAGCTATTCACAGGAATTTCGCAAGGGCTGCCTTCGGGCGGCCCTTTTGTTATGGTCACGGTCGCTTTGCGAAAGGAGCGCAAAGTGGATTACAAAAATCAAATATTCAATATGGATTGCATTGCTGGAATGACGCTACTTCCAGACGGATGTGTAGACATGGTACTAACAGACTTGCCATATGGTATGACGGACTGCAGATGGGACAGCATTATTCCGTTTGATCTCCTCTGGAAGCAACTTGAGCGCGTTACAAAGCCAGACGGAGCAATGGTGTTTACTGCATCGCAGCCGTTCACTACAAAGTTGATTGGCAGTAATCAGAAGAATTTTCGATACTGTTGGTACTGGGTGAAAAATATGGTGACAGGTTTTCCTTTTGCCAAGTTTCAACCACTACGCTGTGTAGAAGATATTGTGGTTTTCTACCGCAAAAAACCTACATATAATCCGCAAGGGTTAGTTGCGACAGAAAAACCGATTCATACAAAACCACGCGCAGTAAAAGACGATTGTGTGTACGACCAGAAAACTTTAAACAAAGAATACGAAACAAAGTACACCAATTGGCCACGGCAGACTCTCACGTTTTCGTGCCAACGTGGTGGGCTTCATCCAACGCAAAAACCGGTAGCGTTGTTTGAATATCTGGTGCGGACTTACACAAACCCGAGCCAACTTGTGCTGGACTGTTGCATTGGGAGTGGTACAACAGCTATCGCATGCCGCAATTCCAACCGTGATTTTGTAGGGTTTGAGATTGATAAAGTTCATTTTGAAACGGCACTTGAAAGGCTGAAAGAATAGAAGAAAGGGGCGGCAATAATGCCATGTATCCGAGATCCTGCTGTGCAGCAGGCCATCGCAGATGCATACATCGAAAATGGTGGAAACAAGGAGCAGGCCGTTATTGCCGCCGGTTATTCCGAGCGGTATGCCCGGGGAAATGCGTCAAAATTAGTGGCAATTAGTGGCGTTCAGGAAAAAATCAACGCAAGAAATCGAGAGCTGGAGCAATCGCGTATTGCCGACATGACAGAAATCAACAGATTTTGGAGCGATACGATGCGCAATGCTGAATATGATATCAAGGACCGCCTGAAAGCATCCGAGCTTCGCGCCCGGGCCGCAGGCGGTTGTGTTGATAAAGGGGAACACAGCGTCGAGTTGAAAGTAAAAAATCCATTTGCAGAGTTGACAACGGAGGAGCTGCGGAGGCTTGCGGGGGATGAATAGACAGGAGATTGCAATGCATGCGCGCATCGAACTGGCACGGCGCTGCTTTTGGGATTACTGCCGGCTGCGTGCCGGGGACTTCTATAAGCCGGACCGCCCGCATCTGGTACGCCTGTGCAATGAACTGCAAGCCTTTTCGGAGAGCAATGAAAAAGTGATGATCGTATGCGAGCCACCGAGGCACGGAAAAAGCCGTACCGCCGGACTGTTCACGGAATGGCTGTTCGGCCGCGATAATACCGTGAAAGTAATGACCGGCAGCTACAACGAAAACCTTTCCTCTACGTTCTCCAAGGGCGTGCGCAACGGCATCAGCGAGCAGAAGGCAGACCCTGACGTTATAGTTTACAGCGATATCTTTCCGGAAACTCGCATCAAATACGGCGACGGCGCTACGAACCGCTGGGCACTGGAGGGGAATCATTCGAGCTACCTTGCCACAAGCCCGAAGGGTACGGCAACGGGCTTCGGTGCGACGTGGCTCATCATTGACGACCTTATCAAACTGGCGGAAGAGGCATTCAACGAGAACGTTCTGGAGGCTCATTGGAAGTGGTTCACCGACACGATGCTCTCCCGTTTGGAGGAGGGCGGGAAAATCCTCATCATCATGACGCGGTGGGCCAGCGGAGACTTGGCAGGGCGTGCGATGGAGCATTTTACAGGGGCCGGCGAAAAAGTCCGGATGCTGGTTGAAAAAGCACTGCAGGACGACGGCACTATGCTGTGCCCGGAAATACTGAGCCGTGCAAGCTATGAGATGAAAGTGCGGCCCATGAGCCCAGAAATCGCGTCTGCAAACTATCAGCAGATTCCCATTGACCTGCAGGGCAGGCTATACCAGTCTTTCAAAACATACGCTACACTTCCCTGCAAGCCGGATGGTAAGCCTATCTCGCTGCAGATACGTAACTACACCGACACCGCCGACCAGGGCGAGGATTATCTGTGCAGCATCACATATGCGGACTACAACAACGAAGCACTTGTGCTGGATGTGTACTTTACCAAGGCCGGGATGGAAGTGACCGAAGAAGAGACCGCGCGCAGGCTTGCGGAAACAGGATGCCAGGCTGCACGCATCGAGAGCAACAACGGCGGCCGTGGATTTGCCCGCAACGTAGAGCGCATTCTGCGTGAAAAATATCGTTCAAACCGCTGCCGGATCGAATGGTTCCATCAAGGGGAGAACAAAACCGCGCGCATTCTGACGCATGCTACATGGGTGTGCGATCACATGTATTTTCCGGCCAACTGGAAAGACCGCTGGCCGGAATTTTACAAATCCATGTACAGATACCAGAAAGAGGGCAAAAACGCCCACGACGACGCACAGGACGCGGCCACAGGCGTCGCGGAGCAATTCAATAAACCAAGCGGCTGGGGGTTTTCTTCCGGCCGCATTGTGTAGCAGGAGGAAAGATGCATGCTTCAAATGAACCAGAAAGCCCTGGAGGCTTATAGCGCCGAGAATATCCAAAACCTGGTGGACAGGATCGCGCCTATTCTGGAGTACCGCCGCGAGATGTACAAGCGGTATTCCCGCAAAAACGGACTGTATGAGATCATCGGAGACGACGGCCAAAAGAAAACGGTGCCTTTTGAATACTACATCGCCAATATGGTAACCGGATACCTGAGCGGGAAAGCGCCGCAGTACAACGTGCGCTGTCGTAATTGCGGAGAGGGCGGAGCGCACGATGAAGTGTATATCCGTGAGTTCAAATCCGCCATTGACCATATTCGCCGCTACAACGACGACGGGGCCACATACATGGAGCTTGTGCGGGATTATGTCGTCATGAGCGGCGCCTATTTGTATGTGTACGAAAACAGCGACAACGAAATCGTGTATACCCGTTTCGATTCAAAGCAGACGGTGGGCATATGGGACTACTCAACGCCTGCAAATCTGGTCGGGCTTGTGCGCATGTGGGCGGAAGAGGACAACGAAGGGAATCCTCAGTCCGTAATCGAGCTTTTGGCGCAATCAGGTACGCGCACGTTCCGTTCTTCTTCGGACGGTTACAAGGAGGAAGCCGGAGACAATGGCTCCACTTTATGGGACGTCATCCCGGCCGTGGCGTTTGAAAACCCGGACAACATCGCCATTTTTGAGCCTGGCCTGAGCGACATCAAAGACTTTGAGCAGATTCGCAAAAATATCCGCAGCATGACACAGGAAAACGATGAGGCAAAGCTGCTGCTGAGAGGCTACAACTATGAGAATCAAGCCACCATTCTGAATGAGCAGGGAGAGATGGTTCCCAACCCGGCCCGCCTTGTGGAGGAACAGGCCATTCTGAACGCCCGCACCATCTCGGTGGACGATGATGGAGATATCCGTTGGCTGCTGAAGGACGTCAACTATTCCGGCTTGCTGGATGTGCTAAAAAGCCTGCACGATGAGATCACGATGCTGACAGGCGTGCCCAATATGACGGATGAGGCGTTCGCCAATGCGGACAACGCAAGCGCGCTGGGATATAAGCTGTATGCTCTGGACCAATACACGGCCAGCATGGACCGAATCTTCCGAAAGGGGTATCTGGCTTTGTGGGAGCTGATTTGCGGCCGTCTTGCCAAGAAAGGACGGAAATTTGATTTCCGCGACATTGACGTTGTGATGCAGCGGAATATTCCGACCGACAAGGATAAATCCATCAACCGGGCGGCTACAATGAAAACCAGCGGCCTGTTCAGCGACGAGACATGCATCAGCGAGAGCCAGGTGGAGGTGGACCCTGCGGAGGAGATCGCCAAGCGTGACGCCGAAGCAGCGGCGAACTATGAGCTTGCCGTGGAGCGGGCAAAGGAACTTGGAAACGAAGACGATACACCCGGACAGGATGATGACAAAACAGGCGAGGACGGGGATTTGAATGGCACAGCAAGGCCGTAACGATAATACATATAGCTTTGACGAGCTGGCCTTCTGGCGGCCCATCGATGCGGAGAACAGGCCCGTATACAGGGCGGTCCTGCGGGAAAGCCGCGCGATACAGGATGAAGCACAGGACATTCTCAACCGTTTTTCCGGTCTGTCCATGATGGGGCTTCTGCCCAAGGCGCAGGTGGAACGGCTGCACCGGGATATCACCCGCTGGAAAAAGCAGGGAGAGAGCACCGGCGAGCTGCGGCTGCTGATGCAGGACGCCCAGCGCCGAACAAGGATGCGCTGCGACGAGGCAATGCTGCTGTACCTGATGCACGCCATTTCTGACAGCTACGCCAGAATTTCAGAGACAGACCGCGACGCCCTGCAGAGTGCCACCAAAATCGTATACAAGCGCGCTTTTGCCGAGGGGAATGAAGTTACACGCCTCGGAGCAAAAAATACTCCCGGGGCCAAATTTGTGCGGGATACGCTTTCAAACAATCCATTGCCCACGGGCCTGACGTATGAGCAGGCACTGGCAGCAGATGCGGCGTACCGGGCAAGAGAAATCACCAAGCAGGCCGTTGTCGATTCATCCCAGGGGAAAGGGCTTTCCATGGACAGCGAACCGATGCAGGCTATTTTGAGGCGGCAGCGGG